AGAGTCCATCATCAACGCATATGAAATTAAGACGGGAATGGCCAGAAACAAGCTATCAAAGCTTATGGATGCGGAAACCTGGCTTTCTGCCCACAAAGCAATGGAGTATGGCTTTGCGGATGACATCATGTTTTCGGATAAGAAAGGACCTGATGATTTAAGCTCATATGCCTTTTCAAGACGGGCGGTCACCAACTCACTGCTTGAAAAACTACCAAAAAATATGCCGGAAAGCACCGGTACAACCGTAGCAAGCCTTGAAAAAAGGCTTTTTTTAATTAAACCATAGGAGGTTTTCATGAACAAGATTTTGGAAATGAGAGAAAAAAGAGCAAAGACCTGGGATGCCGCCAAGGCATTTTTGGATGAAAGAAGGGGAAAAGATGGCCTGCTTTCCGCAGAAGACACGAATACCTACGAGAAAATGGAAGGCGAAGTTGTTGCGCTTGGGAAGGAAATAGAACGGCTGGAGAGGCAGGCGGCGCTTGATCTGGAACTATCGCGTCCGGTAAACGAGCCTATCACCGGAAAACCGGAGGGGCGTAAGGAAAAAGAAAAAACCGGAAGAGCGAGCAACGAATACAACAAAGCGTTCTGGCTTTCCATGAGAAACAAAGCCGGATACGATATTCAAAACGCCCTTCAGATCGGAACCGACTCCGAAGGCGGATACTTGGTGCCTGATGAGTTTGAAAAGACTCTGGTTGAGGCGCTTTTGGAAGCCAACATCTTCCGGCAAATGGCAAACATCATCGGCACATCTTCAGGGGATCGAAAGATTCCGGTTGTGGCAAGCAAAGGAACCGCGTCTTGGGTGGAAGAGGAAGGAAACATCCCCGAATCCGATGATGCATTTGGTCTTGTATCCATTGGTGCCCATAAACTGGCCACCATCATTAAGGTTTCCGAGGAACTTCTAAACGATAGCGTCTTTAATCTAGAAAGCTACATCGCAAGAGAGTTTGCAAGAAGAATCGGAACCAAGGAAGAGGAAGCCTTTTTCATTGGAAACGGCACCGGAAAGCCGACTGGTATCTTTAATGCCACTGGTGGAGCAAGCCTTGGGGTGACGGGGGCAAGCGCAACTGCCATCACATCGGACGAGCTGATTGACCTTTACCACAGCCTGGGATCCCCGTATCGCAAGAACGCGGTCTTTGTGATGAACGACACCACGGTGAAGGCCATCAGAAAGCTGAAAGATGGAAATGGCCAGTACCTGTGGCAGCCTTCCATCGCAGCGGGACAGCCTGATACTATCCTAAATAGACCAGTTAAAACCTCCGGGTTTGTGCCTGGCATCGAAGCCGCCGCAAAGACCATCGCGTTTGGTGACTTCTCATACTACTGGATCGCGGATAGACAGGGACGATCCTTCCAAAGACTAAACGAGCTATATGCTGCTACCGGTCAGGTTGGTTTTAGGGCTACACAGAGAGTGGATGGGAAACTGATTCTATCCGACGCCATTAAGGTCTTCCAGCAGAAAGCATAAAAATTTATTTTTTCGGTTAGATATGCGTGAAAATTTATAAAACGTTGAAATATGAACGAAAAAACAACATCCTATACCAACTTCACTACCTAAAACCTTTCGAAAAACCTATATACCGCTTATCTTGCGCGTTTTTTCCATGTGTGCTACTGTGTGTACATAGGAGGTGATTGCGATGACAAACACACAAACAGAAACCTTTATGGAAGAGATATTACGCCAAAAGGTCGAAGCAAAAAGGAAGGGTGCAAAGTTCATTGACCTAGTGTCAAGGGAAGTGCACATGGCGGTAGGCGGGTATCCAGGACAGAACCATAGAATGCCTATCTGCTGCAGCGCAATGTACAGCATGATGTCAGATGGGGATCAGGTATTGGAAACTCCACCAAGTGGAAAGGGAGCATATTTAACAATAAGATATTTTCTATAACCTTTACTAACTCCAAAGAGGGCTTGCGATATTGCAGGTCCTTTTTGGTTGCCCTTTGGCAGAGAGGAATAATATGAGCAATGTAAAAAACTACAAAGAGCAAGGCGGCGATGTGACCGTCATTGGCGGAACGCTTATCATTGAGGAGGGCGCGACCCTGGTGGGTCTTCCAGCTGCCGATGCACAGGCGGATTCTGTAGCATCTGCCATCGCAGCTCTTGTGATTGACTTCAATGCCTTGCTTGCAAAGCTTCGTGCTGCGGGCCTTTTAAAAACCGAGTAAAAAGGCGAAATCAGACATTGTCCCTATGGCCTTCGGATGATATAATGAAGCCCATCAAAATATATAGGGGGAAGTTATGTCCGATCTAATCTTATCCGTAATATTTCAGCCTTGGATTGACATGCCCCCCGAAAGTTGCACCAGTTTCAAAGTTAGTAATCAACTGGTATACTGACTTTGAAAGGATGGGAAAATTATGGCAAGGAAAAACTATACGGTGGAGCAGATCATCGTAATCCTCCGAAAGGTGGAAGTACTCTGCGGGCAAGGCATGACGGCGAAGGAAGCGGTGAAGCAGGAAGGCATCACCGAAAACACCTACTTCCGCTGGCGCAAGGAATATGGCGGCATGAGCACATCTGATGTCAAACGTCTCAAAGAGCTGGAGAAGGAAAACAGCCGGCTCAAAAAGATTGTGGCGGAACTGTCCCTGGACAATGAGATGCTGAAAGACATCGCCTCAAAAAACTTCTAAGCCCGGCCAAGCGGCAGATGACGGTGGATTATCTGCGGGAGGAATACGAGGTCTCTGAGAGACGCGCTTGCCGGGCACTTGATGTGAACCGGAACACATACCGATATGAACCCAAAGAACTGCCTGACGAAGACGACCTGCACAAGCTGATTATCTACCTGGCGACAAACTTCGGTCGGGTCGGCTACCGAATGGTGGCGGATATGCTTCGGAATCAAGGAATACTGATCAACCCCAAAAGGGTGGAACGCATCTGGCGGGAGGAAGGCTTGAAACTTCCAGCAAAACAGACCAAGAAACGCCATATTGTCATGAACGACGGCAGTTGCATAAGGCTTCGGCCCCAGCATAAAAACCATGTATGGAGCTACGATTTCGTGGAGGACAAGACCATGGACGGACGCAAAGTCCGGTGGCTCAACATCATTGATGAGCATGAACACGAATGCCTGGCGAGTATCCCAAGAAGATCATGGAGAAACAGCGATGTCATAAACGCCCTGTCTGAGATCATGATCCTGCGGGGCGCCCCTGAATATATCCGAAGCGACAACGGTCCCGAGTTCATAGCGAAAAAACTAAGGAAATGGCTTTCGGATATCGGTGTTATAACAACATATATCGAGCCGGGCAGCCCATGGGAAAATGGATATGTGGAAAGCTTCAATGCCAGAATGCGGGATGAGTTTTTGAATGGAGAGTTGTTCGGGAATCTGTATGAGGCAAAGGTGCTTACCAACCGGTGGGTGCGCTACTACAACACGATACGGCCCCACAGTTCTCTGGGCGGGAAGACGCCGGCACCTCAGACGTACACGTTCGACGATCTTGAAATGACGGATGCGTTGCGCAAATCTGTCTGGAATGTTATGCTTGTGTCTGAGGAGAAACGTAAGGCCTCATAAAAAAGGTTCGGACTAACTTTGAAACTGGACCAAAGATCGGGGGCAGACCATTATGAAGACCATCTTTATTCATACATCGTTTTTTCCGAGCGGTGTGAGCTGAACAAGTCAATCAATGAGCTGCAAGGAGTTGTGGTACTGAAACGAAACAGGCTCGTCTCAAAACTAAGGCAGGATGTGACCGAGAGAAGCACTGTCTTCATGAAAACCGAAATGGATGAGCTAGAAGAATTGCTAAAGAGTTTCGAATTGGCAGACGATGCCACAAAAGCCGCACACATTGAAAGCGTCATGGCAAAATAGAATTGAAAGCACAATCAAATGGTTGTGCTTTTTTAGTGCAATGAAAGGACTAGGCATGCTTATTACTTTAGAAGAAGCAAAAGCATATTTGAAAGTGGAAGGAACGGAAGATGACTTGGTAATCACGGATGCTATCAGCGCGGCAAGCGAACTTACCCTTAACATACTTCGGTGTCAGGAAACGGATTTTGAGGATATCCCAAAATCAGTGAAGCAGGCAACTCTGTTTTGTGTCGTAAGTCTTTATGAAAACCGGGAAGGTTCTAATCTCAAGGCGGTGCTGGATATTATGAAAGGGATGCTATTTGCTTACCGAAAGGATGCGTGGTAGACATGGGAATCGGAAGCATGAGGCATCGTATCGCCATCGAAAAGAAGGTCCCCGGAGTAACAGAAAATGGGTTTTCTGAGGATACTTATGAACCTGTTGCGACCGTATGGGCGGAGGTGAAGCCAGTTCAAAGCAGGCAATACGAAAAGGCGGACACCACGCTAAACGAAGTGCGAGTGCGTTTTCGGATCAGATATCTTCCCGTGCTTGAGCCTTCCATGGGAATCATCTTTGCAGATGATAGGTACGAGATCATCTCCATTGAAAACAAGGACTTCAAAAACAGGTACCTAGATATCTTGGGAAGGAAGGTGAGCGCCGGTGGCTGATATCAAACTGGAGGGAATCGATGAGCTCATTTCAAAGCTAGATAAACTCGAGACCGGAGGGAAAGAAATAAAAAAGGACGCGCTATCCCAGGCGGGAGAAATCGTAGCAAAATCCATGAAAGAACTGGCACCAAGGTCCAAAGATGGAACCATCCACATGGCGGATCATATCAAGGTGAGCGATTTAGAAGAAAAAAATGGACTGTCATATGTGGCGGTAGGGCCAAGCAAGGGAGATAACTCTTCCTTTTTTTATTCCAAGTTCACAGAGTGGGGCACAAGCAAGATAAAGGCAGTCCACTGGGCGGAAGGGTCGCTACAAAAAAACAGAAAGAGGATAAAGGATATCATATTTAGCGAACTAAAAAGGAGGCTTGAACCCTTTGATTAACAAGAAAATCTTAGCAGCGCTGTCTTCGCTTTCTGTTCCCGTCTCCTTTCAAAAATATGAAGGAACGGCTGACACGTATATCAGCTTTCATGAATACTTGCAGGAAGGGGAGGAATTCGATGATGATGAAGAAACCTTGACGGCCCATCTTATTCAAGTGGACATCTGGTCAAAGGCGGATTACACGGCCTTGACATCCCAGGTGAAGTATCTGCTGGGCCTCTCGGGATTAAAACGAATAACGGAAGAAGACCTATACGAACCGGATACCAAGATCTATCACAAGGGAATCCGGTTTTTCTATCTACAGGAAAAGGAGGAAGAATAAATGGCAAGACAAATAGGATTAAAAGACATCCACATCGCGCTGCTGACTGACGATGACAGCCTTGGCGCAACCTATGAAACGCCGGTGAAATTGGAGCGGGCAGTATCTGCAAAGCTGTCGCCCAAAGTGAACTCGGAAAATATTTACTCGGACGACGCGGTGGAGGATGTGATCGCATCCTTTGACAGCGTGGAAGTGGAAATTGAGTTAAACCAATTATCTCTTACAAGCCGTGCGAAACTTCATGGTGCGAAGGTGGTGAAGGGAGTTCTTATTGAAAGCAAGGACGACCTGGCACCGACCTTGGCCCTTGGCTTTAAGTCCAAAAAGCACAACGGAAAGTACCGGTATGTGTGGCTTTTAAAGGGCAAGTTCGAACTGGCGGGCGACGAATTCGATACGGAGGCTGAAAAACCTCAACCGAAAAGCTCAAAATTAAAGGGGACGTTTTACAGCAGAGACTTTGACGGTAACTACCGCTTCATCGCAGATGAGGACGAGCCGCTTATTGATGCTGCAATCATAGCGGCTTGGTTTACGGATGTGCCGGATGAACCGGTTCCGGCGGCTTAAGGAGGATGACATGAAAGGAATGGATCTTAAAACCAAGACCGTGAAGGTAAACATCTTGGGAAGCGAAAGAAACCTTCGCTTTGACATGAACACCTTTTGCGAACTTGAAGAAATCTATGGAGATTTGAACGCCGCCTTTGATGCCCTATCCAACATGAAGCTAAAGGCAGTCCGGGCGTTTGTTTACGCCGCACTAAAAAGCGAAGATGAAAGCATCACGCTAAGCGAGGTTGGAAAAGGCCTTGGCATCGAGGATTTGGAGATGCTGGCAACTGCCCTAAGCGATGCCCTGACATCATCCATGCCAAAAGGAGATGACGACTCGGGGGAAGTGACAGCCGCTTAGGTTCGTCCTCCTGGGACTGGGAGTGGCTATATTATCTTGGGACATGTCTTTTATCCATGGACGAAGAGACGTTTTGGCGCTGCACACCTAAAAAACTGCAGTGCCTTTTTGATGTCCATATGGATGCAAAGGGAGATGCAGGAAAGCCTGCGATAGATGATCTAATTTTTTAAAGGAGGAGTAAATGGCAGGCGGAAACACAGTACTAGCTAGAGTTGGTCTTGATGACCGGGGCTTTCAGGAGGGAGTCAGTAAAATCCAAAGAAGCCTTAAAGTGGTGCAAAGTGAGTTTGCCGCTGCTGGGGCGAAGCTAGGCGAATTTGGGAACTCCACTGAAGGGCTGAAATTAAAATCTGACAGTCTGGCAAAACAGATTGAGCTTCAAAAGGAAAAGGTGGCAGCTCTTGGTTCGGCCTATAAGGAAAGCGCAGACACCAAAGGCGCAGATGCCAAGGCGACGGAGAACCTTAAAATCAAGCTCAACTTTGCAAATGCGGAGCTTTCCAAAATGCAAGGAGAGCTTACGGCTGTTACTTCGGATCTGAAACTCAAAAGCTCCGCATGGTATGGGCTTTCACAAAACCTGTCAGATGCCAGCAAGAAGCTTTCTGAAGTGGGAGATAAGATTAGTGGCGTAGGAAGAGGTCTTTCAACCAGCGTAACCCTACCCCTTGTTGGAGTTGGGACCGCAGCAACCAAAATGGCGATGGATGCTGTGGAATCTGAGAACTTATTTGA